CCATTAATTCCTATTTTCTATTTCAACTACTAATGCGTTTATTATTCCAATATCGCTATTAAGCAACTCATTGGGACTAATCCCGGTTGCTAGACTTAGTTGTGCAATAGAAGTTAGGATTGAACTTTTGGGGTATCACTAGAAAATTCCTTTATGGTTTTAACCTCGGCTAAAAATCCGTCAAAGTCTTTAGTTTCCCCTTTTCGTTTAGCACCTAGCCAAGCCAAATAAGCAGCGTGTTCGTACTTTGCTTCTTTGGGATCAGCTAAGGCACTAAATCCTACATCAAATTGTCTTTCAAACTGAACTAAATCTATTGGTCTAATATCAGCTTCTATTTTTTTTCCGTCTTGGTACTCTATTTCGTAACCACCATTCATAGTGTGTACTCCTTTTACTAACTTACTGCTCTAGTAATTGTACCACTTGTTGGGAATGTAACAGACATAGTTGCTAATTCCCCTACACCGTTAGCTACTGGTGCGTGTGAATTAACAAGTACTGAACCGGAATATGCCGGGTTAGTTGAACTTGTTGATCCTGCGTCTGCTTTTACAATAAATGCAGTTGTAGAACCTAACAATGGGAACAATGTAGCGTCAACTTCTGATGAAGCGAAATCCTGTTGAAATTCAATAGCAAGTGAACCGTCTTTAAGTCCCCCTGTTCTTGAAACGAATGTATCGCCCATTGCAGTTGTAACTACTTCGTCTGCTGTAATATCTAATGTTACGCTTTGTACGTGGTCTGATAAGTCCACGCTGTTTAATGTAACACTAGCGTTATTTAATACAAATGTTGCCAATGTAACTCCTTTCAAACTTAATTGTATAAGTTAATAAAGAAGTGTTGTTGTGTGTGTTATTCTATTTGCTAGTTACCAAAGATTTCTATAAACATTTTTTGTTCTTTTGCTCTAGCCCATTTGTTAAATTTATTTTTACAATCATCACACGTATAATACCTTGTATTTGGTAAATATCTTTTTTGTTTATCCCAATATAGTTTTACCCATTGATCGCGACTTGTTGTTAACCTTTGGTCGTTATTATTGCCTACTATTGAATTTGTACAAGTTGTAGTGACTGGTATTGCACCGGGACATTTCCATAGTTTTTGATTTTTTGACATTTTTTAACACTCCTATTATTTTGTCTATTTTAAATTATACCACAATAAGTGGTCAAAATCAATTTGTCTATTCTATGCCGATAGTTGCGTGAATACCGAAACTAGGATTAGTTCCAGTTATTGTGTAATTTAGTCGCCAATATTGGTCGGTTACTGCACCTGCAACAGATTTGATTTCTGAACCTATAGCTGTTAAAGCTGTAAATGTTGCACGATCTGTTGCACTTGTAAAATCTGAATTATCATCTGATTGCAATTTAAAAGTAACTGTTGGTGTTGATGTACCACTAACGCTATAACAATGTACAGCAGCATAACATTTTTCCCCGGTAGCAACTGCACCAACTTGATAAGCTGCACTATTGCCTGTTGCTATTAAAGCTGTATCTAATGCGATTGTTCCTCTTACTACAACATCTGATGATATTGATTTGTTTATTGTAAATGGTGTAATCTCGCCAACTGTACCAAACATTGAGTAACTAAATAAACTTGATTTCATAAAGTAAGCTGTATTGCCTATACCTGCGTCTGGTACTGCTGTAACGATTAATTCGTTACCAATGCTTGTACCAAGTAGTGCGTCTGGTTTGTTTGCACCTGCTTCATAAAAACCGTCTAATGAAAACGAACTATCTTTAGTACCACCTAATTTTGACTTAAAACCACCACTATTAATTGTTGTTGCGTCTAGTTCATCAGCTGTGACTTCTAGGTTCATTGCTGTTGTGTGTGAACTTAGATCATAACCACCAATAAACGCTTTACCGTCGTTGAATACAAATTTAGCCATTTATTCTTTATCCTCTACCCACGCTTCATTAACATCTGTTGTACTTTTGTCATCAGCTATAAATTTTCCGTTTTCTGTTCTTGCTCTTTTTTTCTTAGACTTAGTTATTTTAGTAGGTTTTATATGCCCACCTTTTATTAATGACTTAGCAACTTGTTCGTCATCAATAGTAATAATATCGCCTTTTACTTTTTCCATTACTTTTTTGTTGCCTATGATTTCATATTTAGCCATTTAACTTGTTCCTTTCGTATAAACTTGTAACTGTACATTAGCACCTATTGCGTCAATGCCGTTAACATTAACGTCTGCACTTATGTTTGATACGCCTACACATCTTGAAGTCGTATCTGCTAAACCAAGTGTACTATTATTAAATATAGCTTGTCTTATGCTTGTGCCACCTTGTCCTGTAATAAAGGTTGCTAACTTATCTTGTCCACTTCTACTATCTGTTCTTTGACAAGCTACTAAAATATCAAACGTGTAAAGATCTGTTCCACGTTGCATTGATGTATCAAAATCAATATCTGTTGGCACTATAAATGCTGCCGGGAAGTTTAAACCTAAGTCTGGAACGGTGTCGTGTACTCTTAAACCTGTAATATTGTCGTTTAAGGTTGTTTTTATAGCGTCTGTTATTTCGCTCAATGTAGCCATTACGCTACACCTAGTATTGTACCTTTACGAAATGGTGCTAACAATCTAGTGATCTCACGATTTTGTTGTATGTTAACTACACCAAAGTCGCCAACACCTGCTACACCTAACGGTGCATTTCTCATTGCAAATAGTTCTGACGATAACATAAGTGTTGCTTGTCTAATTGGCTCTGGTACAGCTGACCAACCCCATTTAGCTGTAATTTCTGCTGTTGCCCTGTTGCTTGATAAATCAAGTGGCCATTCGTGTACACTTGTTGAAATTAGTTCAATAATGTAATAAGGTGTTGTTAATATACCACCTGCAACGCTGTTTAAAGGTAGTAATTGAAAATCTGTTGCTGCAACAGTAGTTTCATACGTTCCGTCATCATTATCATCATATTTTACAATTAACCCGGTAGAAGTTGAAAAATCATCTACACGAAGTCTATATGGATCGTTTGTATAATATTTACGTGCTGAAACATTTGCGTCTGCATAAAATACACGACCACAAAAAGCGTCTATTTGACGACTTGCAGCTTCAACACTATCTTCTAATAAAGTATCATCATTACCGTCGCCTATACCGACGAACGACTTTAAACCACTAAGAGTACAGTACCCATTGACAATTGCCATTGTGTGTACCTACTTACTTCTTAGTTTCTACTTTTTTTTCGGTTTTAGGTTTTTTACTAGCTGTTTCAACTTTGCCACCCAAATCTTTGATAGCTTTTTTAACTTCTTCAGCACGTTTTGCCTTTCCGTATATTTCGTAATGTTTTAATTCTTGTTTTAATGCTTCTATTATATCTTTGCTCATAATGTTCTTTCTTTGTGGTTCGGTGTGTCGGTTGCCCGACACACAAAACCGATTATTATCCTAGCTTTTAATTAAAAAGTAGGTGGTACGAAACCTGTACCAGATACATAAGCTGCACCTGTTGGGTAACGTCCGGAAGCAAATGCTGAATATCCATAAACAACCATTTTGGTTGTAAGGTTTCCTGCGTTTGTTTCTTCAAATTTGAGTTGCATAACTCCGTCCTCAAATATTTTGAGGTCGTCCATTTTTATAGCCCAAACTAGATCCTCGTTATTACCTGCACCACCGTTTGTTTGAACGTTAGCGTCTGTGATAACTGGAAGTCCCATTAAAGTACCAACAACGTTTCCGTATGCTGCTGCTTCGCCAACACCTACGGCGTTGTCCGGGTTATTACCTTGTGGTAATACTAATGGTCTGTTGTTGCCGTCTACACCTGCTGTGAAGAAGCCCCAACGTCTTGGGTGCATAAAGATAGCTGTTGCCGGTGCAAATCTGTTTGAGTTAACAGTTTGTATGGCGTTAGCTAATTTAGGGAATGCTTCCCCAACGGTAGGACTTGCGTCCGTATACGATACGGCACCAATTCCTGCGACTTGGATCATTCCAGTATGCTGTCCGTTTGCACCTGTTCCTGTCCACATTTGACTATCTAAAGTCGTGTAGTAGGAAGCAAGTAGGTCTTGGAAGATAACATTTTCTAGTGAAAATCCAGATCCACCACCCCTTTCAAGTGCTTGTCTTGACACGTCTTGCTGACCTGCAATAGTGTTTACGTTTACAGTTAATAGAGTGTCGTCCATATCTGTTTCTGATACAGCTGCATTTTCAGTAGCTTGTGGTGCAGTACTTGAACCAGTTGTAACCCTTGAAACCTGTATTTGGTTTCCGAATTCTGGTAACTGCTCTTTGGAAGCAGCATTATAAAATGCTGATCCTGCTCTAGCTATTGGTGCATACATATCTAACAAATATTGTGGTACAACAAGTCCAGTAAATGCACCTGTTCCAACATCTCTTGCTTCAAACTCTTGGTGTGAATTTAAACGTTCTTGTGCTTGATAATCGCCCTTACGTGATGAATAAGCGTCCCTAATAAAGTTATGATCTCCACCTTTTCTATAAAGGTCTGGTTCATTGACTTCAACTACGGCTTCTTTATCGCCTAAATCTTCATCTTCTACACCTAAGTTATTTCTGCTTTCTTTAACTGCTTTTAAAGTTTCGGTTGCTTCTCTTGCTTCTTCAATCTTTTCGTTAAGATCTTTTACTTCTGTGTGAAGTGCTTTTGATCTGTCAAATTTATCGCCAAATCCCTCTGCACTATCTTCTAAAGTATCAAGTTCTTCAACTAAAGTATCAAGTTCTGCAACTTTACTATCTCTAGCTTCAATTAATTTTTTCATAATATCCTTAGTAATTGTATTCTTATACTTCTGCGTAAGGTGTGTAGTTAAGTGTGATACACGGCTTATAACACGGCGTTACGACTGTTTGCGAATACCGTCCCTTTCAAGTTGCATTTTTAACAACTCTACTTTTGGATTGCTTCGCTTTTTATCAGTTTCCGTATCAACTTGTGTAGTTACTTCGCTAATAAAACTTTCTAATACCTCTGTTGCTTGGTCGCCATTTCTAGCTTCTACCAATTCTTTATGTAGATTTTCTATATCTACGCCACGTAGTTTTGCACCTGCCCACGGATTAGCCGGGTATGTTACAACTGACACGTCAAACAATCTTGCTTCCGATACAGTTCTTTCGTCGCCCTGTTGGTTAAATTCATCACGCATTGCTGCAAAAGCAAATGACATTTCGTTTAGATCGCCACGCTTCATTGCACTTGCTACTTCTGCGACTGTTGGATTTGTAGGATCTAATTCAGCTCTAACAAATAA